GAGTTTTGGAACGGCGAAGAAATGGAAAAGATTTACATCGCTCCACGTTCATGGTTGCGCCGACCAGACCCAACAGTTTCGTTTCAATTCCTTATGAGCTGGACTCTTGATGACCTCATGATGTTTGGTCGCGCGTTTTGGTACATCACCTCACGCACCGCCGACGGCTACCCTGCCACGTTTACTCGACTGCCTGCTGGCTCAATTACTACTACCGACATGGCTGGCCCCGTGTGGTTTGCTCCATCGTCACAGGTGTATTTTCAAGGCGGCGAAATTGACCCAGCAAACCTTGTGCAATTCTTGTCTCCAGCACAAGGCCTGATTTACTCGGCACCAGGCGCAATTGAGACCGCGTTAAAACTTGAAGCAGCGCGCAACCGCAACGCATCGTCAAGCATCCCTGCCGGCGTACTTAAACAAACTGGTGGCGAACCACTTAGCGCGCAAGAACTTGCTGATTTGGCTAGCGCGTTTAATGCCGCTCGCGCAACGAATCAGACTGCAGCGCTTAACGAGTATTTGACATACACGGAAACAAACAGCACACCTGACAAGATGCTGTTGATCGAAGCATCGCAATATCAGGCGCTTGAAATGTCGCGTCTTGCAAATGTGCCACCGTATTTGGTGGGCGTTGCTACTGGCGCTTATTCATACCAGTCGTCACAGCAAGCGCGTGCCGATCTTTATTTGTTTGGCGTGAAATTGTATGCCGACGCAATTGCTGGTGCTTTGTCAATGGACAATGTGCTACCGCGCGGAACATACGTCGAGTTTGACGCCGATGAATACCTAGAAGAAAACTTTATGGCCGACCGCTTAGACGATGAAGTAATTGTTAGAGAAAACACACAAGAGGAGTTAGCACGATGATCAAACTAATTGCAGGAGATTTCACGCTGGACGCCGCCAAGGGCGACGCGCCACGACGCACCATCAGCGGAACCGCCGTTCCCTACAACGTGCCGGCAACAGTTTCGGATGGAACCCAAGTGATCTTTCGTCCAGGCTCATTGCCAGTCGAGGGCAAAGCACCACGCCTGTTTATGTACCACGACGCAAGCATGCCAGTAGGCGTTGTTACCGAGCGCGTAGATACAGAACAAGGAATGATGTTTAGCGCCAAGATCAGCGCAACCAACCTTGGCAATGACGCTTTGGTCATGGCCCAAGATGGCACCATTGACCAAGTCTCGGTGGGCGTAAACCCAGTCAAGTTCTCATACGACGAAGATGGAACCATGATCATTGAAGCCGCGCAATGGACAGAGTTGTCGCTCGTTCCAATTGGTGCTTTTGGTGACATGGCGAACATCGCCAGCGTCGCTGCGAGTATCCACCAAGAGCCCGAAGAAGTAGTGTTAAATGAAGAAGTAGTCCCAGAACAGGAGATAGAACCCATGTCAGAAGTAACCGCACCAGCAGTTGAGGCAACAATCCCAACCGCGCCAATTTTCGCACAGGCCAAAAAAGAATTCAAACTGCCAAGTGCAGGCGAATTTATGGCCGCCTACCACATCGGCGGAGACACATTCAAAAACATGAACGCTGCAGTAGCAGAACACACCGCATCACAGCGCACCGCATTGCAGGCAGCTGCAGGTGACGTACTCACGACTGACACACCTGGTCTTTTGCCAGTTCCAGTACTTGGGCCATTGGTTCAAGACCTGAACTTCTTGCGTCCAGTAGTCGAGGCAGTTGGTGCTCGCGCTTACCCAGACAACGGTCAGTCAAAGACTTTCATTCGTCCAACTATCACCACGCACACCAGCGTTGCATCGCAGTCAGAACTTGCTGCAGCATCAGCAACAACCATGGTGATCGCATCCAACTCGGTCAGCAAGACCACACTTGCTGGTCAAGTAACGCTGTCAGTTCAGGACATTGACTTTACATCGCCAAGCGCAATGCAGTTGATTTTGAATGACCTCATGGGCGAATACATGATTGCATCTGACAACAAAGCAGCAGACGATTTGCTCACCGCAGCAAACTCATCTGGTGTTTGGGACGGAACAGTTGCCGACTTGCTCAAGTCCGTTTACGACGCTGCAAATGACATTTCAAGCAACCGAAACTGGATGCCGACACACATGTTTGTATCGGTTGACGTCTGGTCACAACTTGGTCAGCTTGTTGACACAACAAACCGCCCAATCTTCCCATTCATTGGTGCAGGCCTTACCGGTCAAAACGCACTCGGCGGCGGAAGTGCAACATCATGGAACGGCACCCCACTCGGATTGCAATTGGTAGTTGACAGCAACTTCGCTGCCAAGACCATGATCATCACCCGCGTAGGTCAAGGTGCAGGAGATGCTTACGAATTCTACGAATCAATCCGTGGACTCATGAGCGTTGAACAGCCGTCAGTCTTGGGACGCAACATGTCATTCCATGGCTACGTGTCAACCTTTGCTGCAATCGGCGGAATGATTCGCAAGATCACCCAGGCCTAGTCGAGAGCGGAGCAACCGCTCATGGCTACATACACAGTTACTAACAAGTACCTGATTGACAACTTTGCCGTACTGCAACTCCTAACCCCATCGGAGATTGCAGTCGGCAGTTCAATCGTTGTTGCAGGTGTTGACGCAACCTTTAATGGCTCGTATTCCGTTAGGGCGCTTCCCCAGTATTTGTTTCTTGGTATTGATACACAGGGCGACCTGCTGTACGACTACCAAATACCGATCGCCGATCAGGTGCTTTACGCCAAAACTGCAAGCGATGTCGAGCGTGTCGCTGCGTCTGGGACTGTTGCCAATGACCCTGTTTGCACATGGGTGACTGCCGCGCAGGTCATGTCATTTTTGGGCATCACAATTACCAACCCGTCAGACGACTACACGTTGCTCACGCAATCGGTTTCAGCTGGTAACCAGTTCTGTTTTCGCAGGCGTCAAGAGTCGGGCTATATCGACTCTCTAACGACCTCACCAGGTGGCGATGCAACATTGGGCGCTTTAATGTATTGCGCCGCTCTGTGGCGCTCTAGGGGCTCAATAGAGGCAACCTACGCCACGTTTGACGGCATGGGCTCGGCACCACAACAAAGCCTGACCCCGATAGTCAAGCAGCTGCTTGGCATCCCACGTCCAGCGGTTGCCTGATGTCGTACACCGACCTGTTTAACGAAGCGATTGATGACGTCACCGCAACCCTGACCGCTGTGTCTGGTCTGCGTGTTGTAAACGACCCAACCAAACTTGTGCCTAATTGTGTGTACTTAGATGCACCAAACTTCACCACGTTTGCTGGCAACGGCAACATTGTGCGACTTGAGTTTCCTGTCAAGGTCATTGGCTCTGGGCCTGCAGGTCTGCCGGTGCTTCGCTCAATCCTTGGCATTGTGGCAACCGTGCTTGGCTCGTCAATCATTGTCATGGCTGGCCGTCCATCAAGCCTTGAAATCGGTGGCGCGTTGTACCCGTGCTACGACCTTGACTGTGCCATCCAAGCCCAGACCGCATAATCCACAACTAAGCAACACAAATCATCTACTATCAGAACAGAACTTAAGGAGCAATCATCATGGCGACATCCACTTACCTCTCGAATCCAGTCGTGCTAATTGGGGCAACAAGCGCAGCAACTACAGACATCACCGATCAGGTTTCTGCAGCAACTTTGACTGTCACCGCAGAAGCACTTGAAGACACCGCGTTCGGCTCCACGTCGCGCACAATGACAGCAGGCTTGTTCAGCAACTCGGTTACCTTGACGGTATATGCCAGTTATGCAGCAAGTGAGTCCTATGCAGTTTTGTCGGCGCTTCTCGGCACGAAGTGCTATATCAAAGTGTCACCAGCTGCAGGTGCAAACTCGGCAACGAATCCAGGGTTTGAACTAACCGGGACGTTCCTAAGTGCTATACCTGTGATTAACGCATCCCTTGGAGAGCTCAGTACATACGAGATTGAACTGCAGGGTGGCGTTTACACAATTGACGTAACCTGATAAATAACGGCTCCAAGCCGACATAGGAGACACATGAAAATTAAGTTGCAATTAAAGCGCACGACCGACAGCGCGCCCGAGTATTACTACACAAACCTGTTTGTCATTACCGAATGGGAACGCCTAGAGCGTCGCAACATTCAACAGTTGTCAGCGTCACCTCTGTACTCGGATTATTGCTGTTGGATGCACACGATCTTAAAACTTAAAGGCGAACAGGTCGGTGAGAACTGGCGTGAATGGATTAGCAAAAACCCTGACATCGACATTCTGCCGGTACTGGATGAGACTGATCCAAACCCTACGGACGCGGCACCTACCGCCGCCAACTAGCAGAAGTGTTGGTCGCGGTCGGTTGGTGGCCTAGCGACATTGTGTTTGACTCAAAAGACTTGGCAACGGTTATTAAAGTGCTTAACGAAGCAAACAAAAAACGGAGATGACATGGCGGAAGTATCGGCAAAGATTGAGGTTGTCGGGCTCAAAGATGCCTTGAAGACGCTCAACAAAATTGATAAATCTTTGCGCCGTGAAATCACTAAAGATTACAAGAAGATTGTCCAGCCTGTTATTGACGACGCCAACAAGCTGGTGCCCTCGAATGTTCCCCTGTCTGGTATGGCGCGCAACTGGAGCACTCGATCAGGGTTCAAGATGTTGCCGTGGATACCAGGCATGAAACAGAAAATTGCTGCCAAAATCAACACCCGAAACATCAAAGAATACGGCGGAAACAAGTCAAATGTTGGCACGTTTGTCATTCAATGGCAGGGCGCTACTGGCACCATGTTTGACACGTCTATGGAAGGCGCACTTGGTCGCGCGTTGACTTCCCGTTATGGGAGCCGTTCGCGAGTAATGTGGAAGGCGTACGAGCAACGCCAAAACGATGTCATGTCCGAG